GGCATTAAAAGTGATTGTGGTTGCGCTGCCAAGATTCGTGGGTGTCAAAACACCAGTATCACCACCAGCGGCTTCTGCAACATAAATAACTGTCTTGATCTGTCCTTGTGCGCCATCTGCAAGTGTTAAAGCATTGCCAGCAGCAGTCGAAGTGAAAGCAGTAGCAAGGCTGGTGATATTCACTGCACCTGGACCACTCAATGCCTGAACTGTTGCTGATGCTCCAGTACCACCATTTGCGACTGGCAAAGCACCAGTCACGCCAGTTGTTAACGGTAATCCAGTGCATAAGGTAAGCACTCCAGATGTCGGTGTGCCAAGAAGTGGGGCTATCAATGTGGGCGTATTCGCAAATACATTTGCCCCTGTGCCAGTTTCATCAGTCAAGACTGCCGCCAAGTTTGCGCTTGATGGGGTTGTCAAAAAGGTTGCTACATTTGCTGCTAAACCAGAAACGCCAGTTGCAATCGGCAATCCTGTGCAATTGGTCAATGTCCCCGAAGTCGGTACGCCTAAAATTGGCGAAAGCAATGTCGGGGTGTTATTGAACACCAAGACTCCTGTGCCAGTCTCATCGGTCATTGCTGCACGCAGATTGGCACTTGAAGGCACAGCCAAAAATGCCTGTACGTTTGCGCCATAAACGGCATCAGCGTTGATCTGATACCAAGAATTAGTTGGCTGGTAGAAGCGCAAAGCGGTTGCAGTACCAACACCCAAAAACGATACAGTGCCATAAATAGCAGATGCGCCATTAAGGGCAATCGTCAGCGATGTAATCTCTTGGGTGGTGGTAATAAGCACCGAAGTTCCGTCAGGTACACCAGTGTTCAAAGGCAAGGTAATTGTGCCTGTTGCCAGCGTTCCAGCGGGTTGCAAAAGCATCCATTGGTCATTGCTGACAGGGGTTGGGACAGTAATGTTAAACCCAGAACCTGGCACGTAAAGATTCACAGACAGCGTTGGCGATGCAAAACTTTGCTGGAAAAACGTCAGCAAACTGCCAATCGAGGTGCGTCTTGCATCACCGTTGTTTGGGGAATAAACGGGTAACTGGTCTCCACTGGAGATAACGTTTAAGACGGGCAGTTGGTTAATTGTAGGCATGATTGTCCTTAGTAATATTCAAGAGGCCCATCAGGGCCAGCGTTAACTGGATTTGCTGGTGGTCTGACATACGGATTATCGTACATACGCCACGGCTTGTTACCAGCACCAGAAGGCATAGTTCCAGGCAATTGCTGTTCTAGTGGGAATGTGGCTCGTTGTAGCAAGATGTCATAACCCTGCTTGGCAGTGGTCTTGGTCTCAATCATTACTTGCTTGCCATAACTTGGTGCAAGCCTAATAGCCAGACTGCAAATAATGGCTTCATAAGCCGAATCTGGCACAAAAGTTTCCTCGTCCAAGTCACTGTCCTGTGGGCTGGATGGCAAAGGGTAACCCAAGCGGATGCCCTTGGCATTCCAATCTGCCATCATTGCATCTAAGCGGCGCAGGGCTGATTGCAATTGCTCTGGATTAAGGTCAAACACATAAGAAGCAAGCCCAATCTCTTCAAAGGCTGCGCTTATGAATTGTCGTTTTGTGTAGCCCATTCCAACTCCTCGATGTGTTTCAGCAGTGTCGCATCAGACCAGCGTTTGTCAACCTTCATTCCAATTGCTTCAGCTTGTTGCAACATCTCTTCACGTGTTGCTGGACTTTCGTCTACAGGGATTTCAAAAACTTCAACAACAACTTCAGACACTACCACGACTTCACGCCTACCAATTGGCGATGGACGGATTTGTTTTGTTGCCTTACGCTCTGCTGTCTGCGCCTTTTTAAGTTTGCGCTTTTGCAGCCGCAACTCTTTCCACGGGGCAAGAGCCTTGGTCTTAATAATTGCGGCTGACTTAATCATTTTTTCATTGGTGCTTTACTTGGCTTGCCAGCAGCTTTTGCCGATTTGGTTGCCATGTTTAGAGCCATTGCAACGGCTTGCTTTTGGGGCTTGCCTGACTTCATTTCCATAGCAATATTCTTACCGATTGATTTCTTTGAGTAACCTTTGGTCATTGGCATTTTGATCTCCATGTAGAACAGGCCAACATCTCTGCTGGCCTGTCGGGTTGATTAGCCTATCCGATACGAGACAAACACATTTGCAGCAGTCTTGCGAGTGCGCCACATCACCGAAGTAACTGTAGCGACAGCAGCAACACCAACAACCGTATGGTCAGTGGCAGCGGTTACTGTAAAAGTATCTGGCCCAGTATTGATTACTGACCAATCGAATGAATCACCAATGGCAAACTCACTAGCAGCATCTAATACAGTTCCTGTTGGTAATGTCGCAACAACAGCAGCAGCCGTTGAAGATGTAACAATACCAGCAAGAATCATTGCTGAAGTAAGTGCGCCAGTAGCATTCAATACACCAGGAGTGCCCTGTAGCTGAAATTTACCAGTATCGGAAATAACAGGGTCAGTTCCAACTGCATAAGTTGCACCCGATGCACCAGCTTGGATAGTCACGCTAGTGGCATTGGTAAATGCAGCTGATACGTAGGTGGTGTTCTCAACTACAGTCAACAAGTCCTGTGATTCAGGGAAATTGGGATAACCAACTTCTTGAAACACGCTTGCTGGTGAGTAGGCTTGAACGGCGATTTTCTCGCCCGCTGGCACAGTAACGGTAGCCGTGCCTTGTGTGAAAATTACGTTGTAACTCATGATATTTCCTTAAGGTGTTTGGTTGAACAACAAGATACCAGACATTTCTGGCTGTTTATTGACCACGCCAAACAAGGTATCTAAACGATACTTGGTTTTCATGGTGTTTACATCGTACTGCTTTTGCATGACCAGCTCGATGCCTTGATCTGTAGAAGCTCGCATTACTGCGACACCAGCATCAGACGGGACAGCGTAACGACCAGGCAGAATTTCGAGAGCATCTTTCTGCCAGAAGCAGTTGATAGGTGCAGCATCGGTATTCAAGCGGTTGATAGTACGACCAGCAGCAGCGGTCACGATGCAGTTTTGATACTGCAGTTCGGCATCCGTTCCACCTTGTGCCGAAATGATCGGCGGGGTGATAACGCAAGTCGTGCCGGTCGTAACGCTCACCACGCGGAAGGTCTTGGAGAATCCAGTGCCTTGCTTGGTGATGTGATGCACGGCTTCAACGCCTTCGATCTCGATTGCAGTTCCTGCTGGCAAGTCGGTGGTACTGGACACGGTAATCGTTTGGAAACGATTGTCCACGTTCGCAGTTTCACCAGTTACAGCAGTTGATGTTGCGAGAGGTACGTAGTAGTTGCTTGCTCCAACCAAAGTGCTCATCGTTGGGTCAGCGCCAGTAGCGGCTGCAATACGATTTGCGTAGTCAAGTTTGTAGGTCTCAAAACCTGCGACCATACCAACATAAGAACGCTCAAACGCATTGTTTGACTTGTTACCAGCAAAACTACGTGATACAGATGCGCCACCAGCTCCACCAGCAATATTGCCAGCGATACCATTGTAGTCACGGCTGGACAATGCCAAGTAACGGTCAAAGGCTTGTACGCCCTGCTCGTTCATGATGCTGTCGCACAAGGCCACGTCATCATAGTCACCAGCAGCAGTGCTGACAGTAACTACCAACGAACCGAGGTTAGCCGCAGTGTTCATGATGGCGATGTTGATGTCAGATGCCAGTTTCTGCTTTGCAGCTTCTCCAAGGCGACCTTCTTGCAACGCATCACGCAATTCCAAAGCATCAAGAATGAACGGCACAGACTTTTGAAAGCCAAGTGTCGCTGGTACTGAAAGCTGAGTGAATGCGGTGAAGTTACCTGTTTGGTCCATGCCATCATACGATTGTGCGATGTAAGGCTGTGGACGATAGATAACGTTGTTGGTGCGTTCCATCATCGAGCTATCTGTGTTGTAGATAGACACGTTGCGGGACAAAACTAAAGCATCGTTAAAACCTTCGAGGATGTCCTCAAAGGCAACTCGCTCTTCTTTACTAAATGAATTGCTCATAAAAAGCTCCTAATTAAATTACTTGGGTGCTGATCGTTTTTGCGCTTTGTACTGAATGACCTTGGTCATGTTGCCAGTACGTGCTGCATCTTCTCTCAGCCGTTCTAGTGTTGAGTCCACCGCACCTGATGAACGACCAGTTCCACTGATAATTCTTTCGGGTGCGGGTGCTTGCCTACGGTTTGTAACTTTCAAGTCTTTCTCCAGTTTTGCTACCGCAAAGGCAAACTTTACGGGGTCTTTGATTTCAGCCAACTCTTTAGCCTTGGCAGGGTTTTTCCCAAGTGCGTAAACAACGAGTGCAGGATTATCTGCACCTTGCAGCAAAACGCCTTGCTGGGTGATAGAAAAAACTTGTTGAGCAACTTCTTCAGCATCCTCAAAGTCCTTTACTCTTAGCTCGGCTTTCGCCTTGCCGTAACCATCCAACTTGGCTTGCCATGCTTGTTGCTGATTCATAACTTCAGCTTCTTGCTTGGCGTTGACATCATCGGCTTGACGCTTTCGCTCAAACCAGTTTGTCAGTGCTTCCTCGTACTTATCAGCGTCATAGTCGTGATCTTCCAGCTTTGGCTTATTACCTATCACCACTGGTTTGTTCTCAGTTGGTGCGGCTTGTAGCTTGCCCTGCAATTCACGATTCTGCCGTTGCAGTTCTCGATTCGTTTTACGCAACTCTTTAACCCATTCAGGCGCAGGAGTATGTTCTTCGGGAG